TTTCTTTAAATATAGCAGATATTCTTAATGCAGGAAATAACTCTTGATAAGCTATTGCTCCTCCAGTTAAATCAATATCAGCAACAGGAAGTTGGGCAAGAATTGCAGGCGGTAAATAACTTGGATATGTAGCAAATGGATTAGTGCTATTGTATTGCCAAATTCTATTTGAACTTATTAAAGGATAGTGAACATCGTAATAAGTTGTTCCATCTTGTATTCTATTTAGTATTTCATCACCTGAATAATCGTGATTATAATGCGAATAGTCCAAAGTATTAAGCATATCTTCCTTAAACTTATCTTTTAAACTAAGTACATCACCATAGAAAGTAACTTGGTAGCTTTCAGCGTCTCCTTTTTTGACATTAGCCTTTTCAATACTTATCTTTCCTCTTCTAAAAAATGTTAAATCAATTTCAATTACGGCATCCCTTCTTTTATTGTGGTCAATAGTTGCATCTATATCTGATTGATAAAAATGTTGAAAGATTTGATTGTTAACATCAGAACAAGGAATACTAAATGTTTGAGAAAAATCAGTAAATACTTTTGATATATCAGCTATGTTTTGAATCGAAGAATTAACCTCAATCTTTTCATCGTTGAATAATTCAAGTCTTCTTCCCTCTACAAGTATTTGTACTTTTCTTAACATTATACTACTGAGTTTATAATATCGTTTGCAAATTCAAACTCCATTTGGTAGTTAATCATTTTGTTATTTATGTTCTTCTGAAGCTCCGTTGATTTCGTGTTTAATTTTGCAGGTCTATTGTTAACTAATATCCTTTCACTTAGCATTATTTGTTTTAAGCTACTATTAAATGCTTCGGTAACAAATCCTGTATTTGTCTTTATTACTTCTCTACCATTTACATTGAACACACCTCTTTGCCCTTCAAGTTCTGAATAGTTAATAAGGTTAGATTGCAGTAAATTATACTCAGTTGAATCTATGCCTATTGAAGTGTTAGAAGCTTTAAAGAAAAATTCTCTTTGCCATCCACCGTAACGATTGATAAAGTCTACTACAACAGGTTCATATCTACATTCATCATTTGGCAAAAACATATATGTTCTTAATAGTGTATCTGAGTTATCAAATACTTCTACTTTGTTTCCATTAGCGTAAGCAGCAGGGTAAACTCTATAAATATCGTAAATTCCATCTGCAGATATATTATTTATAGCAACATTTCCTGTACCTATTTCCGTGTATTTAATATAATCACCATCGTCTAAACTCATTGTAATTATACCTGCTCTTCTTGAACCTGTAGTTGAAGGATCGACACCATCATAATGGTAAAAGTATTTCCCTTCATCTAGAAAAAATCTTCCGTTATTAGGATTCATTAAGTCTTGGTAATAACCATAACCATCACAACCATAGTATTCTTTTGAATCTAAAAATACATAAGTAGATAAACCAACTAACTTGTAAGTTCTTATAGCAACATTGCAATATTCATTTGTAGGAGTAAAATCATTACCTATATTATAGTTGCTATTGAAAGATTGATGTGAAATATACTCACGAATATATGGTGCAATATTATAAGTGTTTTGTAAGTTATTTGAGGCAGGTATTAATTTACTCAAAGTGTATTGAGGCGAAGCAGGTACACTACCAGTATTCCACAAAAATAATTCAACCTTGCTTCCAGTTTGTCCACTTTCATTAATTTCTACTATATAAGGTGACCTTGCGGCTATAAATCTACTGCTCATTTCTTCTTAAAATTTTCGTTCATTATTGTATTAAAAGTTTCAGTTGCATCTAATCCAAATGCTTCTATTAATTCATCAGGTAAGTTATTAAATGCTTTCTCAAATGGCTTAGTAAAAAACAAGCTTGGTTTAATTCCTTTTTCTTTTATGCTTCTTGCTATTGCAAATGCTAATCCTCTTTTTGATGTAAACCTACCTTTACTATTTCTTGGTACTATGCCTTTATTCTTTATCCACTTTTCTATTGGTGCTATTGGAGGTTGTTTACTCTTATAGCTAAATGGTGTATCATATCGTTTCTTAGTTCCGCTTACTCCTTTATCTTGAAAGTAACCGTACTCCTCCATATTAAAACCTAATCTAATTGAGTTAGGCATTTCTTTAACTTCTCCTTTTATTGAGTTGTATAGTTTACTTGAAGACTTTTTGTGCATTCGTGTTAAATTAGACTTTGCCTGTTGTATCACATAGTCTCTAAACTTCTCTAATGCTATTTCTCTTTCAGTCTTCATTTAACAAATGCTCATCTCATTAGGAATCAATACATCAAATGTCATAGTCCAACCTGCAAGTAAATTCTCAAAGCGTTCCGTAAATGGTTCGCAACTTGGGTTTCCATCAACTTGGTATAAGTCAGTGTACATATCACCTCTTCTCATTACTTCATAGGCACGATTTAAGACAACCAATTGAGTATTTAATACATCTTGTTCATTATCGTTTCCTAGATAGATATTAGCAACTTCGTCTTTTGATATATCAACTATATCCATTGCAATCAAACTAACATTAAATCGTATTACGCTACCTTCAAAAGTCGCGGTATTTACCATAATGTGAGCCAAAGGAAAAATAGTTTGTTTAGCTAAGTCAACTTTAAAGATGTCTCCTTCGGTAACTGTATTCACAAATATATCAGCATCTAAATGAGCTTTAAGTTTGTCTATGATTGTGTAGAATCCGTTCATAATTTATTATGCTAATACTTTTTCGCCTTTACCTAATTCCTGCAGTAATCTATTTAAGTCTTGAGTTCTTGAATCTATGTTTGATTGCAAGTCTTTAATTTGACTATCTAATGCTTGAGACTCTTTCCTATTATCATCAAAACTTTTTTGCTTATTATCTAATGTGCTTTGCATCCTTATTAAGTTGCCCATTAAATCAGTAATCTCTTTTGTCATCTTCTTAGTTTATTTAGTTGTCTTTGTTCTATTTCGTTTTTCTGTTTTTCAAATGTTAGGTAGGTAAGACATTTAAGTAATCCCATTCGGGTAACTTCGTCAAACTTAGTGATGTCTCCTTTAGCGATTGCATATATTGATTGATACCATCCCCATTGTTTTCCAAATTGAGTTGTTTCGCTAAAGTCGCTGATAGATTCTTGTTCATCTTCACTTCCTTCTCCAAATAATCCATCGTAGCTATTAATAATTCGTTTCCTAAACTCCAAAAAAAAACTGAGCTTCCTAGCACAACATCTAATGGTGCATACTTCATTAGTTCTGAAAATTCATCTGCTCCAGTGTATTGCTGAATCTCGTATGTTTCTTCTCCTATTACTTTTGCTTTAGCTTTTCTTTTTATTGGTCTATACATAACCGCCATTGCTTTATGATATGTTTCCCATCCTTTAAGATTGCTTTCTAAATCTACATACTCTCCAAAACTTATATCTTCAAGATTGGTTATGAATCCAAACTCAATATCTCCTATTTTAAAAGTGGGTATTAATTTAGGTGTATAAGAAAACAATTCGTTGAAGTGGATGATTAACTTATTGACTTCAGTCATTTTAAGATTGACAATATCTTTTAGCTTAATACCGCAGAATATCTCAATCATTTTTTGAGCCATAAACTCATCATCATTCGTGTTTTCACGCATCTTAATAAACTCCTGATAGTTCACCAAAGGAATTTCATTTAAACTTGTCGGTACTGTTAATTCTAACTGCATATATATTAAATTAATTATTTTTCTTATTGTTATAAGCAACTACAAAATCGTAGGCTTCACTCAGAATTTGAAAGTGTCTTCTCATACTCATCAAGTCATCAAATACTATTTGTATTCGTCTTCCTTTCTTTTCAAAGATGTATGTTTCAATTACTCTTTTCATTGCGTTTAAATCTACTTCTTCGGTCATCTTATGTTATATTGTCCATACATTGAGTTAATTCCCAATGTCTCCATCTCGTGATATCTTACCGCATCTATTGCGTGATCATTTCCACCTGCAGGTTTGTTTAGTCTTTTACCTGTTTTGTCAGAGTCCCAACAATATGCCCTTAATTCTTTGATTAGATTTATGCTTGATGATGTCACCAAGTATTCTTGTCCTTGCATTATCTGAATACCAAAGTTAATTGAGTCTTGACCTTTTGTAACTCCTTTAATTGTTTTGCCCTGCCTCTTTATTTCTTCTATTGATTTTGGTTCTGATGAGTCAGCATAAGCAATAACATTTGATTCTAACTTTTTAGCCACATCACTATTAACCATTCCTGTTTGATAACAGATTTCGTTCAGTATCCTTTTACCGTTGTAGTTGTATACTTCTATAATAGTAGTAGGATCGTTTGTATATCCAAAGTCTAATCCATATCCTAGCAACTTTGCTTCTACAGGTATTGTGTCTATCAACTTCCAATTAGAAAATATCACACCTTCAAGCATTCCTATTTCACCTAATCCATAAACTCTCCACCAATTCGCCCAATAACTACTTGTAGTTGCTTTTAAGCGATTCTTTTCTATCTGAGCTACTATTGCTTCATCAAGAGCTTCATTGTCCTTGTAAGTTAAAATTATGAAGTCAGTATCTAATTCGTCTTTTAGTTCGGTATGTACCCAAAACTCATTTGCAGGATTAAAGTCTAAGTAAACTTCTTTCTTGGTTCTTATGGAAAGTTCGTTGTAAGATTCAAACTCAATATTGTTACATTCGTTTATGTATAGAATATCACGCCTTGCACCTCTTAGTTTAGATGAATCATCTGCACTAAAGAATTCCATATAACTACCATTGCCAAATTCGTATCTAAGAAGTGATTTATTAAACGAAGCATCAATGTAACGATTAGTCCACTTCATAATCTTTAAGAAGTCTTTTAACGCACCTCTACGAAGATGAGGTATTGATTCAGCTACTATACTTATTTCAAGATTAGATGTTTTAGCGGCCTTGTCAATTAATACAGGAATGATTCCAAAAGTCTTACCTGCTGAAGTTCCACCTTGTATAATCTTAACCCGCTTTTTTAAAGCAAGTATTTTGTTAATCGCAGTCGT